GTATTAGCAGTAATAACAAATCCAGAAGTATCACTCCATTGTTCCGGAGCAAAAATATGAGGTCCAAAAGTAATGTAATAACTTCCTTGTTTACTTATACTTCTTACATCAATAGTTTCGTTAAATGTAGAACCTAGATTTACTCCACTAATATCCAAAGCTATAGTTTTAGAATTACCATTATTAGAAGTAACAAGAAAATTAGCATATATTTCTACATATTGACCTGAAATATCTAGAGAAGGAGAAATTATAGTATTACCAGTTCCAGAAATTGTCAAATCTAATTGATTAAAAGTTGGAACAACAAAAGAAATATCTACAGGAGCACCTCCTGTATTAATATTAAAATTATCATCATAAAATAATGTTTTTCTCTCTAGAGAAATAGGTTGTCCTTGACTAGAAGGAAGTTGAACGCTTTGATTAACACTAGAAAAATCAGAAAATAGCAAATTACCTTGTGTAAAATAAATACCAGAAACATCATTGATAAATTGATCATTCATAGATAAATTACCATTAATAATAGCATTGCCATTAACTTCTAAAGTAGCAGAAGGAGAATCAGTTTGGATACCAATATAGTTATTACTATTATCAATAACAAAATCATCATTATTAAACCGAAGTTTATCATCACTATCTTTATAATTAATAGTAAAGCCACTAGAACTTAGTGTTAAAAAATTCAAATCAACATTGTTTTGATTGCCAGTAAAAGTAAAATCACCATTAACACCAGCTTCCATAAAAATAGAATTACCATATAAACTTAATTTATCATTGACAGTATTGGAAGTAATATAAGTATTATCATTATTAAATCGTAACTTATTATTATTTTGCATAGTAAATTTACCATAATGATTAGTTCCTAAAAATTTAGTAGTAATATTCAAACCATCGTAAGCATCAATGAGTAATTCACTACCATAATCTGCAATATGACCAGTTTTACTGAAATAAATACCAGAAACATCGTTGATAAATTGATCATTCATAGATAAATTACCAGAAAGATCTAAACTAGAGCGAATAGTAGTTGCTCCAGAAACATCTAAAGTAGAAAATATTTGAACTCTATGTGCTAATGTAGTATTACCATTAACATATAATTCACCAACTCCATCCTGATAGTCAATATAATTACCACCAGGAAATAACAAACGTTGAGTGTGAATAGTATTAGCAGTAAGATTAGAATTTATAGTGATATTAGAATTAATAGTAACATCCGTATTAAGATTAATACCACCGGCAGCACTAATATCTAAAGTTTCAGAAGTAGTAATATCAAAGCTAGAACCATGACCAATATATGTGGTATCACTAAAATAAATACCAGAAACATCATTAATAAAGTTATCATTCATAGATAAATTCCCATTAATAATTGCATTACCACTTACTTCTAAAGTATTATCAATAGTAGTAGCACCTTTAATAGTTAAATTAGCATTTATTGTAGTATCAGATTGAAAAGTAGCAGCATCATTAACAGTTAAATTACCAGTAACACTAATACCACCAGTAGCATTAATATCTAATAATTGTTTAGTTTTAATATCAAAACTACTTCCATCACCAATATATGTTCCATCACTAAAATAAATACCAGAAACATCATTAATAAAATTATCATCCATAGATAAATTACCACTAACAACAAGATTATTATTTATACTAACATTACCATTAGTAATAAAAATAGTATTAGTGCTATCTAAATTATCAGTTTCGCTAAAATAAAGAATTTCTCCTTTATTACCAGAAACATCAAGTGTAGCAGCAGGACCAGTAGGACCAGCAGGCCCAGGAGGACCAGTATCTCCAATTGGTCTACAGCAATTTTTATATTTCAAATATGTTGAATAATTAGAATATGAAGGCATATATATAAAATACAACAAATAAATAATTTTATATTTTAAAATAAAAATGAATAATATTTAAATGTAATTAAAATTTATAGAAAATATAAAAAATAAGAAAATATTATGATAGATGTAAATAATTATGTATATTTAGACAAATTTCTCTCGATAGAAGATAAAAAAAATTTAAGAATTGTTAATAAATTATTAAAAAATATAATTTATATAGAAAAAATAAAAATAGATTTGATAAATAAAAAATATAGAAAGCATAAAGATTATTGTAAAAATATATTTTGTGAAAATAATAATAATATAGAAATTTCAAGTTTATTTCCAGAATTAACAATATCAAAATATCCTTATGTTTTAAATAAATTAAATAGAGAGAATAATAGATACAATGAAGACAATGAAGACAATGAATACAACAAAAATATTGAATATAATGATTATAGTTTAAAAAATAATTATTGTCATGTTTGTATTAATAAATATAATGTAAATATATTTTAGTAAATTAAAATACTTAAATAAAAAAGAATAAAACATATATCAGTATTAATTCAATATTAATAAAAATAAATTAATAATATTATTAATACTGATGTTAATGGAGCATCGTTGGTGTAGTGGTAACATCTTCGGTTTCCATCCGAAGGCCGGGGGTTCGATTCCTCCACGATGCAAAATGAAAATTTTTTATATTAAATAGAAAATAATTAATATAAAATTATAAAAAATTATCAAAAATTAATAATAACATTTTTGTATTTTACCATAACGCTTATCTTCAATAGAATTATTTTCTTTATAAATTAATTTATTTCTATTTGTTGAAGAAACAAAAGGATTAAAATTATTAAAAAAGTTATCATGAATTTCATATTTATTTTTGATTTCAGTATCAAAACGCATAATAGTATTAAATTGTTCAGAAGAAGCTTCTTCTATTGATTTATACTCAGAGGGCAATAATATTTTATTACATAAACATTTAGCTGGACAAAAAGCTCTAATAAAATCATTCAAAAAGAAACGAATCCAATAAGATTTTTTAAGTTGAGCATTAGTTATTTCTTGTGTAAATAATTTATCAATATCAGAAAAAGCAGTATTTAAATAAAGAATTGTTTGTATGAGTTCATTTTTGAGAGAAGATAATTCAGATATTCGTTCTTTGTTATCTTTGTTATCATGAATATTATATTTTTTTTTATTTTTTTGGATAGCTTGAATGAATCTCATTTCATTTTTAACATCTTTAAGAGTATTAATAGTTTTAATTTTATAATCATCTATTTTTTTGATAACCGCAAAAATATTAATATTATAAATAAGTGGATAAGTGTATCGAATATTTCTAGGAATCATAAATTGATTATTTTCTTTAATTTCAGAGATTTTATCTTGAACATTTTTAATTTTTTCACGAATATCATCCATAACAGTCTTTTTCTCTCTTGTTTTCATATTATAAATTCGCTTTCTTTCTTTATACAATTCATTTCTTTTCTTAGTTTTCTCTTCATCAGAGCTATTTTTATTAAAATCATAATTAATGATATTTTTACTTTCTTCAAAATATTTATCGACGGCATTCTTAGAGAGAATAGGATTACTAAACAATAATACTAGACCAGAATGAAATTCCATATTATGTTGAAGTTTATCATATTGATGAGAAGATATTTTATGAGCTTCAGATTTAGCATCTAATTTCATAAAATTAATAACACCTAATAAAAAGGCAATAAAAGCATTAACACCGGCTAATATAAGAGAACCATATTCTAATTTACAAACAACTTCTTGTAATATTGATACAACAGCAGTAAGAGCAATTGATGGAAGCATAAGTTTATTTAAAAGGACTTGACATGATTCTCTACTCTCCATATAAATAATTTTTTGACCTTTTAAATAGCTAGCTAAAATATCAAGAGCGGAGGAATATCTATGAACAGTATCTTGTGTATAATATTTATCTATTTGTTTTTGAACATGATTAAAAGATAATTTTTTATAATGTAAAATCTTTTTATGTTTTTTATAGAATTCAATTTCATATGATCGTAAAGATTTGTCGCTACTTTTTTCAATTTCACAATAATCACTATCTTCAGAAGAAGTATCACTAGGATTACTACAAAAACTATAATCCATATTACTTTGATTGCTATTATTATCAACTTTAGAGAGATCAACAAAACGATGAACAGTTCTAGTAGGAGTATTGGGTGTAAGTTCTAAAATATTATCCATATTATCAATTTTATCTAATTTATTTTGTATTTTATTCTCTTTTTTATTTTCTTTTTTATTATCTATTTGCGTTATTTCAATATTATCTTGTGGAATATCAATAATAAAAGAATTATCGTCATTAATTTTAGCATCAATAGTATTGCTGGAGAGATCAATATTTAATTTTACTTTACTATTATTATCCATAAATATATATATATATATATGAATAATAAAACAAAAAAATTATCATCAAAAGGATGGGCAAAAAAATCACCAAAAAGAGGAAGGGAAAGAAACAATATGATGCGTAAATGTGGAAAAAAATGCTTTTTAGGATCAAAGAAAAGTTTTCCAATATGCTCAAAAAATACATGTAAAGTAAATCCAAAAGGAGTATATGCAGCATATGTAAGAGCAAAACAATGGGAAAATCAACCAAATGTTTCAAAAAAACATAGAATGTATAAAAGAGTAGCAAAAAAATCAAAAAAAATGCTCAAAAAAATGGGATATAAATTAAAATAAATTAAATAAACAAATTAAATTTTATTAAGTATTTTAATAGTAAAATAATTAATAAGAACCCTCGGCGGGGATCGAACCCGCAACCCCCAGATTAGAAGTCTGGTGCGCTATCCAATTGCGCCACGAGGGCAGAATGATATAATATTATATATATTAATTATTAATAATAAATCTTTATATTAATTATTTAAAATATTATAAAACCATTTTGAAAAAAAGAATTTTTCACAACTTTGAGAGCCATGTTTAATTATATTGTTAAAATTAATTTCTCTATCATAACCATTAGAGCCACCATCTCTACGATAAAATAATAAATGTGTGTTTAGATCACATGAAATTACTTCAACATGACCCATGCCAAGATATCTATAACCAATGTCAAAAACATTCTTTTGGCCATTATTACAAAATTCTTGATATATACTTAAGGCTTTATTCAGAGATAAAATAGTCCATTCTCCTATATATATTTCTTTATCGGGATCTCCTAATATTTTATATATTAAAATAATATTTCGATTCAATGATTCAGGTATATTATAATTAGATAATGATTGAAAATTAATAGTGAATTTATTTTGTGAGCTATCAGATATAAAGAAAGGCTGTTTGGTAGAGTCATAATCATTACAAGAAACCTTAGATTGTTCTAAAACTTTCAATATTTTATTAATGTTTCTAATTTGTGATGCTAAAACAGCATCATGAACTTGATTTCCATTATTACTATTGCTTATTGATGTATATAGTTTTCTGCGTTTGCCGTTACTTTTTTCGTAATTCATAAAGAATATAATAGTTATAAATTAATAACAAGTATTTAATATTTGTTATTTAATATATTAAAATTAATATATTAAAATTAATATATTAATACCCCGCAAGGGGATCGAACCCTTGACCACAGGATTAAAAGTCCTGCGCTCTACCGACTGAGCTAGCGGGGCAAAAAAAGGCGCGTTCTAGTTCCACACAATATATAGAGAAAAATTCTTTAAATAATTTTAAAATATATTAAAAAAGTATTTAATTAAATGCCAAATAAAAATAATATTATGCTAAATAATTAGAAAATATTATTTTCGCTCCGTGTTGGGATCGAACCAACGACATTGCGGTTAACAGCCGCACGCTCTAACCAACTGAGCTAACGGAGCAGATTGATGCAGGATGCGGATTTTTAATCATTAAAAGTGATTATAAATATTGTTTTGCTGTAAGCATCCTTAGAGAAGTGATAATATATATCCTTCACATTATATAGTAGCAATGTATCTTTAAATATATTTTATGAAAAATAATAATTAAAAGTATTAAATAAATATTAATCAAGACAAATGATTATAATTTTTTATTTTTATTTTTAATTTTAACCTGATAAAAATTATCTCTTATTAATTTGTCTGGATGAAAACGATGATATTCGTCACTTAAAGAAACAGTCTCTACAGTT